GCTAAGGGTTTATCTTTTCTTTTAATCAATTTTCCTTCTATTCTTGTTATCATATTTTTTCATAAAAATTAAATAGTCTTCACCTATTGGGTAGTGGTATTTGTAATCTGTACTCAAAATATGCAAAGTATCTTTTGCACGAGTTCCGCCTGTATACCAAACTTTTTTTTCGTGAGACTTTTCTTGTTTATTTTTGTGCCTGTAACTAGCTGGCCAATTAGCCTTAGAATATAATACAACATGATTTGCTTCATCACCTTTAACACTGTGTATTGTATCAATTACTACTCTTGGTGCTTCATCTAATGTTTTAGTTCCATATCTTTTTAATAGTCTTAAAAAATATATAGCTTGTCTTGGTGAAAAATTTCTTTTTAATATCCACCACCATTGTTTATTTTGCATTTCGTCTTGCATATCAAGACCACACCATTCTCTCAAATCATTAAAATTATATTCTTGAAAGTCTGGTACACCCTTCCAAAATTTTGGTGTTCTAAAATCAGAATCTTTAAGTTCTCTAATATATTTGAACATAACTTCAGCATCTTTTTTACCTATTTTTTTTCCATTACTCACAGCTGTCCATGCTTTTATTGCTTGCCATTGTTTTATATCAAATGATTTGTTGCCTTCATTATCAGAAAAATAAATACCTGCGTCTTTTGCTAAAGATTTAAGTTCATTCACGGTATTGTGCACTCTACCTAACAAAAACCATGTGCCCTCAAGATTAAATGGTATCTCTTTAAAATTTAAATATCTTTTTACAGCACTTTCCTTATCTTGTGGACTAAACGTTTTATCAATACTATCTAAAATTCCTTGACGCATAACCTGTGTAAATTCATGTATAGCTTTGCCATATCTTCTTGTCTTTTTCAAAACAACTTTTCTACCTGGAAAATAATGTGTAAAGTATTTAGAATCTGCTCCATTCCATTGATATATTGCTTGGTCATCATCACCTGCTAAATAAATTCTTTTAACATTGTCTACCATTTTATAAATTACTGACCATTGAAGTGGTGTAAAATCTTGAGCTTCATCTAAAATTAAAACTTCCAATTGTGGGAAATCTATAGAATCTATTGCCCTTTCGATCATGTCTGTAAAGTCTATAAAAGAAACTTCTCCGCCTGCTCTTTTGTAATGTTCATAAGTATCTATCTTTCTCAAAAAAACATCTAATGAATCTTGTCTATTACTTTCTTGTTTGTAAATACGAATTGGATCTTGCATCATATTTCTTGCTTTATCATAAACACCAAGAGACCAGTCTTTATAAGTAAAGTTATCTTCAGCTAATCTCGAATCACTTCTTTTTACAAAACTATTTTGTAGAGCGTAATCAATCATACAAGCTTTTGTATCAAAAATTTCCTCCTCAAAATATCTTCGACAGTAAGAATGCAATGTTCTAAATCTGCTAAATTGTTTATCACTTATATGTGGAAATGCTTCAGAAGCTCTTTTTATTGCTGTGTTTACAGCTTTGTTTGTAAAAGATATAAATGCTATTTTTTCTGGATCTACACCAAGTTTAATATATTTTTTAACAACTCTCTCAATCAATGTCCAAGTTTTACCTGTACCAGGAGGACCAAATATTTTTATGGTCTTATGATAAAGTTTTTTATGTTTTTGGAGTTCTGAATTTTGTATGATACTGGTCATCCATTTCGCTCACTATGTTTTTAGTATTAGTTTGTGTCTGTTTAATTGCCTGATGATTTACAAACTCAGGCATTGTAACATACCAAACATTTTTTTCTCCTTCATGATAATCATGTTTATCACATTTAAGTAATCTTAACGCTTCCACAACAGATGCGAAAGCCTTATTTGAATTTCTCTTTAAAAACCTATCTAATGTTGCTCTTTTAAAATACACTATATTTGATTTAGAGTCCAAAACAGTATAGCCATCTTTTAATTTATTAAAATCATCCTGTTCAATTGTAGTTTCAAAAAAATCTTTTAACGTTTGATATTGTTCTTCTTCCAATGTATCTTCATATTTTAATTTAGTATTTTCAACTGCAGACTCAACGATGTGTTTCATTAATAGTTCAAATGGATCGGGACCTTTTTTAGGTCTAGGTAAAGTCAACCAATACAATCTATGTTTAGCTAAACAAGTTCTCCAAGTTTTTTGATCTTTAATATCCTCTGCTCTGAAAGATATGTGTGTATCTCTAAAATCACATTCCCATATAATTCCTTTTGTATCTTGAGTATAAATAATATCTTTAAAGTCATTTTTAATATCAGGAGCTTGTACTCCAATACCTAACTTCCTTAGTTTACAAGTTTCTTTGTCACAAATAGAAGCAACAAATCCATGTTTAGGGGGACAAAAATATTCATAACCTTTAGTATGAACTGATTGTGCAACCATATCACTTTCTGATCTTTTTAATGGTCCTTTTGGGTGATTAGCATATATGCTTCTTTGTCTTTCCCAAGCTACATCTTTTAATTGTTTTACTGTAAGACTACCCTCAGACTTCTTCATTTCAGTAACACAAATATTAAACAACATATTGTTTCTTTCACCTGTCCAACCTTCTTGTATTACTTTTTGCACACAAGGAGGGTATTCTCTCCAATCAGTTTCTGCATTGTATTCTGTAATTTTGGATTTTAAAAATTCATTTGGTTCAACTGTTTTTTTCTTTGCTAATTCTATAAAACCACCTAACATTAAAGGTGTGTTTTGATCATCAAATGCATATTCAATTGCAGCATCTGCTTTGTGATATGGCATGCCTACTGCTTTGTTTAATGGAAATACTTCTTTTGATAAAAAATATTCTTTATTTATTTCTTCAAGTTTTTCTTTTACCTTTACTTTATCTGCCCAATCAGAGAAGAAAATAAATAAGTGTAGACCGCCAGATTTAGATTTAACAGGGACAAGTGGTAAATCAAAATCTCTAATTATGTCGACATACTTTTTTTGTGAATATGCTTTATAATTAGCAGGATCAATATCAATGCAAGACCACCTCAACTTATCACCGTTCTCAGGACGGATCCCTATTAAGACGTCACCCTTAATATGATCTGACCAAAGTTGTTCGGTAACTGGTTCGTGAACCGTGAGGTAGTCTGCTTGTTTCTTACCCCGTTCATCAGTTTCCCCCGTCAGAGAAACTGTGATGAACTGAGAAGAGTCACCCTCAAAAAGTTTGAGTAACTCTTTTTGCATTAGAATGGTGTGGCTTCTTTTTTGACTTCTTTCTTAGCAGCTTCTTCTTTACCGAAGTCGACCTTACCAAAGATGTCCGATTTCATCGCACTCTCATAAAACGCTTTTGACGCTTCTAATGTACTCGCCAATTTTGGATCATCTAGATATCTATCGAATTCGACAATCCACCCATACCAAGAGTTTTGTGAGTTACTTTCTTTAGTGGTCTTCAATCTATAGGCAGTAGCCCAAGACGGTGGAGTAAAGAAACCTTTTTTACCTTTAAGTCTTCTACTTGCAATCATTGAATTCCAAGTTTTAGATTTCTTCTTTTGAGTAGATTTCATAGTAATCAATGCGGTCTCCACAGGCACATAATTACTATCTAAGATTTGTACAAAATGATTTCCTGTGTCTTCAACATAGTTACCATTTTCTAGTCTATCTTTACCGTCATCACCTCTTGTAGTTTGAGATAATATTGAAGGTTCAGTATGTATACCAACAGGTCTACCAGGACTATCCCCTCTATCTTTCCACTCATTAAAGGTATTGATGTATAAACATGGTACAACGATTAAACCATCTTTACCTTTGTATAAGGAACCAGTTATCTCATTGTAGATGTCACCTTGTTTAGCTGTCTCAATATACTTGCCATCTGATTCGTCAAGTACAGGTGAGTTTGCATAAAGGATTTTTAAAATAGGGAGTCTAGTATCCCTAGCAGTAACAAATTCTTGACCTTGTCCTGCTGACTCTTCCAAATTAAATGTAGTTGGAAGGGACGCTTCTTTTTTAACTGCTACATCCTTGGCAGCTGCTTTTGCTTGTTGCATTGTTTACTCCTTCGTTTTTATCTTCGTTCGTGTTGCTACGTAAACACCGAATAAATCGGCAGGAACATTACGACCATTTTCGATTTCATCTCTTACGAAACCTTTTAATGTCATAGGTTCTACCTTTTCGGCTTGCTTAACATTATGCCCTTTATTTCTTAATTCGTCAACCAAAGTTTTAGCTTCATTATCTTGGCTTCTTCCAAAAGTTAAAGTAACATTATTTTTGATTAAATCTCCGTGACCATTATCACGTAACCAATCAAAAGCTTCTTCCTGTCTGGATACAGGTATCCTTGCTGCATAGTAAGGTTTTACTTCTACAGAGGAACCATCATTAAGTTTTAATAATTGTATCCCAGCTTGTTGCATGAGATTTGGAATATCGTTTTCAGAAAGTTTTGCTTCAGTCGCTTTTACTTTTTTTAATTTATCTTCTAGATCTGATAGTTCTTTCTGGACGTCCAATAACTCATTACATTTTTTTGCTATGTCTGCTGACATGCTAGTATCGATTTTTACGTCTTTCGATAACTGTTCTAAGTCCATATGACCTCCTTGTTTATGTGAGGATCTTATAAATATGTTATTTGACAATGTAAAGAAAAAAATATATTAATGGGACAACTCATTAGAGATTTACACGAATGACGGAACAATACATATATAAAACAAAACCTTTTGAGCATCAGCGCCAAGCTCTGATTCAAGGCGCAGAAAAAAGAAATTTTGCATATTTTATGGAAATGGGTACTGGTAAAACCAAGGTTGCCATTGATAACGCCTGTTGGTTGTATCAAAAAAATAAAATAGATACTGTAATAGTTATTGCACCTAATTCAGTTTATAGAAATTGGATTAAAGAAATAAAAACACATGCACCTATAAATGATTTAAATATATGTGCACATAAAATGGAACCTTTTAGATGGAAAGATGGTTATTTAAATTGGTTTTTAATTAATGTTGAAGCGTTATCACATGCAAGTGGTGTAAAGGTATTACAAGAAATTACTCTAAATCATGCTTCTTCATGTATGATGATTCTAGACGAAAGTACAACCATAAAAAACAGATCAGCAAAACGATCAAAAAACATTTGTAGATTAGGTAGACCAATCCAATACAAAAGGATACTAACAGGCTCGCCAATAACAAAATCTCCATTAGACTTATTTACTCAATGTGCCTTTCTAAGCGAATCACTTCTAGGATTCAAATCTTTTTTTACTTTTAGAGCAAGATACGCTGTAATGCAACAAATAGAAATGAATGGCAGAGCAGTTCTTTTTCCCAAATACTATACAAATCTTAATGAACTTGAGGAAAAACTTAAAACATTTTCATATAGAGTAAGAAAACACGAGTGTTTAGACCTTCCTGAAAAACTATATCAAGTAAGACAACTCACTATGTCCACTGAACAGAATGAAGTGTATCAACAATTAAGAAGAAATGCGTTTGCTATTTTACAAGATAAAGAAGTGAGTTTTGCAAACAAACTTACAGAGATAATTAAACTACACCAGGTTTGTAATGGTTATGTAAAAGCTGATGATGGAACTGTTACGCCTTTTGATAATTGTGCTAAAATCAAAGACTTGATGACAATAATTGATGAAGGAGAAGGTAAGTTTATTATCTGGGCTAATTATGTTTACAACATTAAAACGATTATTGAAACGTTACAAAAGTCTTACGGTCATAGCTCTGTGGTTGCTATTTATGGAGAAGTTTCAACAGAAGATAGGACACAGGCTGTCGAACGGTTTCAAAATGATGATAGCTGCCGTTTTTTTGTTGGTAATCCTTCCACTGGTGGTTATGGTCTCACTCTTACCAATGCTAGTTATGTTATTTATTTCAGCAATTCGTATAATTTGGAAGTACGTCAACAATCTGAAGATAGAGCTCATAGAATTGGTCAAAAGAAAAATGTGACTTATATCGATTTAATAATGAGAGATACTATTGATCAATTAATTATTGGATCTTTAAAAAGAAAAATTAAAATAAGTGCAGAAACTTTAGGTGAAGAAGTTCTTAAGTGGCTTTAAGTTTATAGTATTGTTCTACTCTTTCAAACCAAAGCTCTTCATATTCTGCCAGTCTTGTCTCATCTAACTCAAAACTTTGAAACTGTAAATCTTTGGTACACATCGCAACTAAACCACCCATTATAGGCCCGTGATTCTTCTTATGTGCTAAAGAATAAGCAGCTAACTGATAGTAATAATCTGTTACCCATTCTTCTCTTTTTAATTTATTGCTTTGTTTAAAGTCTATTATGTAAGGTTTATCTTTATACAAACCAACAAGATCTGTGCTTCCTGCCCATCTTTGATCATATTCTAAACTAACTTCACTACCATATATGATTTTTAATGGCTCAAGATTTTCTACAATTCTGTGTGCCATCATTCTTGCCTGGGCACCGTCTTTAGAATCATTCCAATATCCTATGCCTTTTATATAGTTTTCTAACACATAATGCATTTCTGTTCCCCTTGTTGCAGCTTGAGTGGTTATTTTCTGTGCCTCTTGATAACCAACTCTAGCTCTCCATGCATCAAGTGATTTTCTTTTTTCCTCTGATTGTGTAGCTGATAATATTGTTGTAACTGAAGGTACTTTTTTTTCGCCTACAGCATAGGTTCGTGGGCCGTGATCATCGTCACGTGTAAATTGTTTGTAGGTATACTTATCGTCCCATTTTAAATCTGTTATTGTGAATGTAGTATCAGTGCGAATAATCTTCATGCAGTAGTAATACTACATATGATTGGAAAGTACAGCTAAAAGTATTGCACCTAGCCCACCTACTATAAACTTCTCCATTCTAGCGATACGTGCTTCCATTCTATCTATTCTATCAAATGTTTGTTTTTGCATGTATCTGCAAATTTTTTCATGATGTTCTATTTTTTGTAATGCTGATTTCTTAGCCATTATAGTAAATCCTCATCTACATTTTTACCAATATAAACTTCTCCACCACCTTTTAGTTTTGTAGGAAATTCATATAAATAAGAATATTTATTTTCAATATCGCTTGTACCAATGTTTTCTGCTATGACAGGAACCGTTTTTACAGTCGCTCCAGTTAAAGTTTTACTTTTGCCTAACCCACTTAAAGCAGCTCCTATGGCTATAGCTTTACCTAATTTTTTTAATTTTTTTCTAGACATTTGGTTTCTCCGCTATTAACTGACCTAAAGTATCATTTGGATTTAAGGCTGCAAATGTTTTGGCTCTATCTGCAGATACTGGTTGTATTGGTTGTACAGGTGTTATTGGGGCAACTCCTGATTGATTACTTTCTGCACTTTTTCCTAGCGCAATTGCTTCATTGTCTATTTGATTTATTGCATCATTTGTATTAGCTGCAATTTCATTGCCTCTAAAAAAGTTTTCTGCGTTATTAATTACTTCTGTTGATGAATTTTTAATTTGCTTAAGTTCAGGATACATTCTGTTTTTAATATCATCTGCTATGCCCTCTATGCTAAAATTGTTCTGTGGAACTTTGGTTGGTAATGTAAGTAAATATTGAGATATTTCGTTAAAATTTATTTTTTGTGGATCAACTCTTGGTGCATCTTTTTCTTCATCTAAAACATAATTATATAAGTCTGCAAATGATTTTGATTGTGCTTTAGTCATAGGTTGGCTTACATAACTTTTAAACTCGCCAGTTCCAGCTAATTGATCCATTCTTTTCATAGGATCAAAAACTAGATCATAAAATTGTTTTACTCTCTTAGGATCTGATAAAATTTTACCTGCATATCTTCCAAGTAGTATGAAAGAAACAGTTGGTAAAAGACCTACTGTAGCAACCCCTGCTCCAGCTGCAATTGTTCCTGACATAGGTAGTATTCCTCCCATAACACTTCCTAAACCACCCATTTGAAATCTTCTTTTTAAATAAGTTGATGCATCTCCTAAATCATATGAATACTGACCTTCCATAACTTCTAAGATATCTTCAATTTGTCTAACTGCCTTAGAACCTTCTGCACCACCTCCATACATACTTATTAATCTATTTCTTGCTGTAGCAACTTCAGATGTTGTACCAACAAGACCTAAATTTTTTCTAAATCTAGCAGGATCGAATTGTGCTACTTCATCTGTTTTTAATCTTAATTGATCGAAAGGTATGTCAGCAACGCCAGCTTTCATAACCTCATCAACTTTTAAACCTCTTTTTGTTAATTCATCAGACAGTATTTCTTCATTAACATTATGCAAAAACTTATTATGCATAAAACCTTTATCTCTTATAGTTTCTAATTTATTGAACAAAGGCACATCATTTAGTTTAGGTTTCATCATGTAAGCATCATTGAAAGCATCAAAAAAATAAATTTGTCTAAATCTATCAAAAATGGCTTGACCAGTTTTACCTGTTTGTCCGCCTCTATCTACTCCCAAAAGTTTTCTTACATTTGTGATTGAAGAATCACTTCCATTCTTAAAAACATTTAATAATCCATCTGACCATAATTTATCAGGATCTAAATTTTGTCTACCTGCAATATTCAATAAACCTTTTTGTGTAAAAATATTAGAATCAAATTTATTAAATATAGCTGTTCCTTTTAATGCTGAACCCTCTGATTTAAATGTTCTAACACTTCTTGTGAATATTTCATTTGCTTTTAAAAGATCTTCTTCAAGCATTTTAACATCACCTACTAAATCTTGTAAATATTTATTGCCTGCATCAGGACCAAAATCTTTTACTTGTTGGTCAAAAGCTTCTTTTACTCTTTCATTTTTAAGTAAATCATCTATGTTTTCTGGATTAGCTAAAGCATTAAAATCCTTTTTCATAGCACTGTCTAATCTTCCTGCAATTCCTAAAGGGTTTTTAAAATTAGTTAAAGAGATTGCTTCTTTCATTTGTCTATGAAAATCAACATATTGTTTACCTGTAACTCCACTTACGTTGTATTCGAAAGTGTTTTGAATTGCATCTAAATACTTCAATAGTGGATCCATAGATACATCTACTTCTTGTCTTATTCTTGGATCTTCAATTCTACCTCCAACAGGACTAGCAACTTCAGAATAATATTGTTTAATAGCTTTTGCTTCTTTAAGTAAATTATCCATTCTAATAAAAGGAATATTTCCTCCACCAATATTTTCAGCAGTTCTCATTACACTTAGGTATTGTTGATCGATAATGTTATTCCATTCTTTGAAATTCTTTTTCACCTGATTGATTGCACCATAACTTAGAATTTGAGCATCCGCATATGGAACTGATGAATCTAAAATATCAATCATTCTACCGTAAGTTTCTTTTTCTATAGCTGCTCTTGCAGCTTTTTGTGGACCACCAACTGCAGGGAAAATAGTAATTGTTTTTCCTGCATCTTTTAAACCTTTAGCTACAAAACCTACATTCTCATCTATGAGTGCTTGAGTGTTTATAGGAATAGATTGTTCTCTAGCTTTTTTTGCTAAGTCATAAGCTCTATCGCCTTCTAAACCAATTGCAGATCTATATCCTTTTGTCATAAGCGAAAGCATAGGGGCTAATGCAAATGCTCCAAAATTAAAGTACAAAGCATTTTTCATTGCATCTGCTGCGTGAACTAAAGATCTTTCTCCAACAGGTAAAGCTCTAATATCATCTTCACTTACGTTCGCTAAATCTTCAGAAGTTGTTGCAGCAAAATCAGTCATTAAATTAGCTGCATCAAATGTTAATGAACCTAAACCAGCTCCTACAGAACCACCAATTTGAGAAAGTGTTTCTGTATATAGAAATGGAGTAGGGCCTTTCAATCTAATATTACCTGGACCTTGTCTTACAAAATCACGCATTTTACCAGCAACATTAGCTAATCTTCCTAATAACTTAGAACCTCTTACCATCGGTAGTTTTGCAAGTAGTTTTTGATATTTATCTATTTTACCAGGTGAAATAATAGCTCTTTCATCTACACCAAATTCTGCTTTAGCATTGTTTGCAATTAAAGATTTTACAAGCATATCTCTATTTTTAATATATGGAATTATAGAACCTGTAACATCTCCTACTAATTCTAAATCTGCTCTACCTATTCCTGTAGCAGTTTCAAACGGCTGTAATTTTTTTTGTTTTTGTGCTGCTAGAATTTCCATAGCAGCATTTTGTTCAGCAGCTACTTCGTTGATACCCCCATACCCTTTAAGTTGACCTGATTTCAATAATGCGTCTACCGCAAACTTTTGATCATCGTTTAGAGTTCTTACATCGAGGGATTTGTTATCTAAAGCCTCTTGTATTTGTTTTACAGTAGCCATTATTTTGTTCCTATATTAATAGTTTCTAATATTGCATTTATATTATCTTGCGCTTTTTTAGAATCTTTTTTAAATGTGTAGTCTTGAACTAAAGGTATATTAGTTAAACCTTCAACAAACTTGTTACTTCCACCTGCATTTTGATAACTGTTTAATGTTTCAGCAAATTTTTCATTTAAGTCATTCATAATTGCAACATAGTTACCTTTGATTTTTCTTGGTGAGTCAAGTGTGAATATTTTAGTAAGCTCACCAGCAGCATCGATATCTCTTTGTGTTAAACGGTCTTCTTGTTTATTTGCGTTTGCAAGTAAGTATTTTAATCTAACTTCAATTAATTTTGCTTTTGTAATTTTTGCTAGTTCTTCGTCATTTGGTCTAAGTATATTAAACCTTGCTCTATCTTTCAGAGTATACTCCCTAGCTTTTTCTAAATCTTTTCTTAAATTTTCTTGTATTAATGCTTTCTCATCTTCTTTTGCATTATTTGAAACTAATGATTGAATATAAGCGTCTGGGTTTGAACCTGCTTCACCTGTAATAATTGCATCAGCAGCACCAATAACTGATTCTGAACCAGATAAGAACAATCCTCTTGGACCTATTAAATTTTCAGGTAAGTCATTTACAAATTTAGCCATACCGTAACCTAAATTTTGTCCTGATAATTGTGTTCTAAGTTTTCTCAAACTTGCATTATCTCCAGCTTTACCAACATTTACTGCACCCTCTAAATCCAAATTAGTTGCTAACACCCAAGTAAAAGTGCCATCACCATTATCTCTTTTTACAGCTTCATAACCTTTGTAAGGGCCACTATCAAAATTTTTAATATCAATTACTTTTTGACCACCAATTGCTTCAGGATCTTGTACTAAGAATCTATTTGTTGCTGCGGTAACTTGAAATTGGTTTGTTCCATCTTTTTTAGCTTTTAAATAGGCAACAGCTAAATCATTTTTTCTATCTTTTTCTTTTGCTTTAAGAGCTATAGCAGTATCAACTGTTTCGCCTACCGCTTGTCCTGTAACATCTAATAAACCTCTTACTCCCTTTTCACCTGTTTTTTTGGTTACTAAACCTGAAGCTAACTTAAGTAAAATCAAATTGTTTGTATCATCTTTAGTGCCTGTTAAGTCTTCTAATTCTTTTGAAAATTTTTGAAACTCTAATGTTTGTTTAGATAATTTTTTACCTGATTCTTCTTTGTTACTTGTTCTTACAATTTCTTCTTCAACTTCTTCTGCTGAAGCATCTCCAGATGGTGAAGTTACTTTTTGTGTTTTTTGTATCTGTGGAACTAAATTTGAAGGATCAGCACTTGTAAGTTTTTCATCTGTTTGTGCAGCTACTAATCGATCTTTTACTGCTTGTTTCTGAGCATCAGTCAATTTTACATTGTTATCTTTTTCGTATTGTTTAATTTGTATATCGATTGGATCTCCCAACACTTGATTTTTACCTGCAGTATCAGGTTGTGCAAACACAGCTCCTGTGCCAAGAAGTGCACCACCAGCAAGCAATGAACCTTTCGGTGTCAATTTTGTTATACCTTTACCAGTAGCCCCCACTGCTTCTTTTACTTTACCAATCTTTCCTGTTCTTTTACCCATTCCAGCCATTCTCAATGCTCTTCCCATTAAAGGTGCTGAAAGTAAAAGACCTCCTAAACCACCTGCAACTTGTCCGTAGTCACCTTTCATTACTCCTGATCCTATTTCGTTGACACTTCCAGCTGCAATAGGTGCACTAAGGGCTAACTCAGCACCTGTAACTGCTCCTCTTGGTATTCTACCTGCTTTTATAGCTCTTGATTCTAACCCACCTACGCCTGTCGTTCTTAAACCTTTTTGTGTTCCCATTATTCTTGTAGCTAAATTAGGTTGATTACCACCTGTCATAAATCCAGAAGGTTGTTTTGGTACAGCTCTCGCAGCTTTGAATGCTCTGTATCCTCGCACAGCTGCAGGTCCTACTCTACTTAAAATATTAAAAGCTGTTCCTATACCACCTAAAAAGTGACCTGGAACATTACCTGTTTGTATTTGATTAAAGTGTCTTGCTCTGTTAGCAAACAGTTTTCTTTTTAAAACTGGATCATTCATTATCTTCCTCTTCCCATCATGTTGTAAGCAGCATATGCTCCTATCCCTGATCCTGCCGCTTGTGCTAACGGGTTAGTGCCTGGGGCCGTGGTTGCTGTTACAGCAGACTGGGTAGTAGGTAAATTTGTCATGATACCTTTTAAAAATTCTAATCTTTGATAAGGCTCATATGATCTTGCCAATTGAGTTTGTCTTGATGCATCTAATGCTTGTTGTCCTAATTGTCTTTGAACACCTCCTGCTTGCAATAAACTTTGAATGTCTGCTTGTTGCATGGCTTGTTGTTGTCCACCTAAAGCACCTAGTAATTGTCCAGCAGATTGTTGTATGCCTTGTTGTTGTGCAGCTAATCCTGCTGCATTTTGAAATCCTGCAGCTAAAGATTGTCCAATGTTCGATTGTGTAGCTCTTTGTAACTCAGCTTGTTGAACACCTTCTCTGCCTCCACCAAAAGCTCCTGCTTGAACTGCGTTTGCTGCAAGTTGATTTTGTGCCATCTGACCTTGTCTTGCTATTTCATCAGTTACATAAGATTGATAAGGATTTAAAAACTGTGCAATGTTAGGACCTTGCATAGAACCAAGAACTGAACCTATACCTGCTGCAGTTGTTCCAGCTCCAACGCCTGTTGTACCTGCTTGAGTAAATCCTGCTTGTTCTAATCCACTAGGACCTGCAACTTGAAATGCAGGAATATTTACAGGGTTAGTAGCAAGTTTAGCTGCTTGATCGTATAAAGCTAGTTTTCGGCTTTCTACTTCTGGTGCTTCTCTAGCTATCGATACTTGAGTGCCTGAAGTGGAGCCACCTCCACCGCCACCCCCGCCTCCGAAGATGAAACTCATTTTATTTTAACTCCTTTGTATATAAATATCTTTTTACTTCCCATTGTTTACTCTTTAAAAAATTTTTCCAACCAGGACGAGCATGAACAGCAATTTTTTGACAATCCTCTTGTATCGCTAAATTTTCTATTGCATCCGCTGCTTCGTCTTGCCATAATTCTCTTTTTTCTCCTTTTAACAATATGACTTCACATTGTTTATAGTTTGGTAACTCCATTATTCTAGTGACAAATACACCAAACACTTTGTACTTTTCACCATCGTCAGATCCAAACATCATAAATAGTTGATAGGATCTGTCTAAAAGACCTGCTTTAAGATCTTCTATGTTCATAGGGTAGCCATCAAACTTCAAGCCTTCCCTAAGCATGAAATCAACAAGATTCCAATACTCATTAACCTTTTTACTATCAATGTATAATACATTGACTTCCTTTTTAATTCTTTTCTTTTCTGGCAGCATCTAATAAATCAAAAATTCTTTTAAATTTTGCTTGTTGACTATAAAAGAAGGCTGCACCCTTTTTTCTCATATCTTTCATATCACTTGGGTTTCCTCCTTCTAATATACCTGCTCCTAGAATTGCATCAGCTCTTGATACAAACTCTCCGTCAGCAAGTTGTGCAAGCATAGTATCTTCATCTTTATCTCCAGCACCAGCTCCATCTTCTACGTATCCTGAAGCTCTTACATAATTGTTAACATCATGTTCATCATGATCAGCTTTAGATGGTAAATAGTTTATGCCACCTGTATTATAAGTAGGTAAAGTACTTACAATTCCTCCTTTATTAAAAGTGTAAGGTGTATCTTGAGATGTATAATCATAAATGTTTGATTGAGGCTGGACATCCGTGCCATAATCATACCCTTCAGTTATACCCTCTAATTCTTTTTTATTTTTTTCATAAGCTTTTTGATAATCTTCATCGGTAAAAGGTGGTTTAACTTCTTCGTCACCTTCCAGTAATGAAGTTGCAGCTAATGTTAATCCTAATTTTTCTCCTGTACCTAATCCCATAAATCCTGAACCTTTAGCTGCTTTTTCAGCCGCTGCTCCTTTTAATTTAGCTGCTTTTATTTGATCAGCTGTCATAGCTTTGTTTCCAATTAATTTATCTATACCGCCCCCTGCAGTAGTCGATGCAAATTGTTCTCCAAAAGTAGGAGCTGTTACAGGACCCACTGTTCCTGCTGCAGGATTTGCTCCTAAAAATTGTCCTGTCATTCCAGGTAATGATGTTGAACCAAAAGCTTTGAAAGGACCAAAGCCTGCCATACCTGCAAACTGTCCTAAGCCACCCATTAGGGCAGCATCTTTCAATGCCATTCTAGTTGATTTTCCTCTAAGTTTTTGTACGCCAAAAGTGGCAAGGGCTATTGTAAATGGATCCATAATTAAAATAATAACATGTTAATTTTATTATTTTAACTGTTATAGAGCATTTAATCAATATCAGCCTGTTTTTACGAATTCATTAAACATCTTACCTGAGTACTTAAACTCTCCAACATGCGCTATATCCTCGTCTATTAGAGCATGTATTTTACCTCCCATAGAGGTCCATAATTTACAGAAATAAAAGTCTTCTCCTGTATATGTTTTTGTTTTTGGGCTGTAATACGAATCGAAAAAATTAAAGTAAAACGGTCTTTCTGTCATCTCACCGTTGACCATGGTTTGTTGAATAATGTTTAATTCATTATATTCTTTCATTAATTTTTCAAAAGCAGATCTTTGAATCATCATCATACCAGTTGGTCCTTTAATTACCTCAACAAAACCATTTTTTGGTTCAATTTTATTTTCATCACCAAATGTTACAGGGTAAATTAAACCGTATGTATTTGAGTTATCATCAGGTCTTTTTTCTAAGTCTTTTCTAAACTTTGTTTCATTAACTGTTTTCATTGGATAAGGAATTAAAGAAACCTCATGTTCACACTTAAAAAGTCTAAGAGCAGATCTTGTTGTAAAATCAATATCTGAATCTATAAACAGCATGTGTGTAGCATCAGATTGTAAGAAAGCTGATACACACAAGTTTCTTCCCTGTGTAACTAGACTAGACTTCATTAACTGAAACGTAACTTTTATCTTATTAAGTAAACATTCCTTTTGTAAATCAAGACAAGCTTTCATGTAATGCATTGACACTTCTGAATGAATAGGTGTGCATACCATTAAACTCTTTTTATTTGTTTCTGTAGACACTTAATGCTCCTTTTAAAAAATTAGTCCAAAAATTTCCTATTACTTTCCAATCATAAAACCTTTTATAATAAGATTGTTGAAATTTAAGACCTTGTGAAATATCTCTTTTTAATATTTCTTTTGTTTCTATTATAGCTTCTGCTAGTTGTATCTTTAAATTTTTTTTATTTGATGTGTAAGGTATGTATATTGGAAATTCTGCACATGTTTCTGGAAGAGCGCCAAGGTCAGTAGTTATAAGCATTTGACCAGCAGCTAAAGATTCCATAGCTGATATACAAAAAGTTTCTTCCCATATACTTGGAAAACAATTAACTTGATAGTCTTTAAGCTTTCCCAATAGTTTGTCGTGAGGGCAATACCCCATATAGTTTACATTTGATAAACTTTTTGCTTTTTCGTAGAGCTCTTTATACGGCTCATCGTTATTTTCGTAAAAAGTTTTTCCATAAATAATTGTTGATGAGAATACATCAAGAGATATATCAGGATCTTTTATTGCTTCCATAGAGTCTAAAGCAATTTCTAAACCTCTCCATGGTGTAGAAATGTAACACATCTTAAGTTTTGGCTGTGGAGTGAAATCATTTTTTAAAATAAGTTCATCATAATCTATTCCATTTTTTATTACAGTACATTTATCTTCTGGTATTTTAAAAAAATACCTATATTTCTCGTAACTCCAATGACTATTAAATACATACCAATCATACTTGTCATGATTTTTTTTATCTTTAAACCAGTTGTGTAAGTTAGGTTGATCATAAGAATTTTTTAACCAAAGAATATTTGGTTTTACAGGATGTAAAGGTTCTTTTTCAGGAACAGATGTTGTTATTTGAACAGCGTCTAATAAAGAATACTCAACAAATTTTTTTAAATAATCAAATTGGATTTCAGTTCCACCGTATGGTTGCATTATTCGGTTTTACCAAAAACTTCTAAAGAATCAACTGTTATTTTTTGGTTGATTTGTAAATCATCATTAGTAGTGTCACTATTGGGATCAGCAACATCATTATCAAAATCAGCTTTACTAGCATATTTTTTTCCTGTTCTTTTATTTAATATTTCTTCAGTTGCTGTGGCTTGGACTACAGGAACTTCTTGTCCACCGATATTAACAGTTTTATTTGTCATTACTACCTTCCTTGACGGTTGTAGCGCTTATAACATCTTTTTTTATGTTTGTTAAGTCTTTTTGTATGACGCCTTGGACGTTTTCTTGGCTTTGGTCTAGGTGTGAAATTAAGAAATTTTACCTTAGCCATTTTCTTGTGATCTATCTATCAATGCATAACTTACAGCACCCTGAATTTTATTACTTCCTGTAGCTGCTGTTACTGTTATTGCATCTCCCGATTCTAAATTTAAACCTTGAGGGGTGGCGTTGATTTGTGATTTAGCTGGAACATCATCCCTAAAAAATTCATATTCAGTGCTTGAAGCAGAAGAATCTACTAAATTCATGTTAACTAATATAGCTGATGAGGCATCATTATTTGCACAGTAAACACTTTTAATAATTATTGTTGCATCAGTTGGACAAGTCAGCACCGTAGTTTTACTTGTATCGGCTTGTTTGAAACCTTGATTTTTATATTGAATTGTCATGATATAAAATAATTAAACGCTTCTTGTTCATCTTTCAAGTCTTTTTGATATGAAAAATTTAATTGTTGTTTTATTACGTCAACTGATTCTAATATTTGTCTTTGATTAGAAACATCGTATTGTTCTTTTGGTTCTGGTATGTATGCTGTTATTTTTGCCATTTAATATTACCACTTACTATTAGTCTAACATTATCTTTATTTGGGTCAACCGAGTGAGGTAAAAAACAAGGAAACAGTGTGCACAATCCTATCTCAGGTTTAATTTTTTTTGCATAATAACTCAAATAAGGATAACCTGGATTATATAAATTTAAGTGAGAAGAATCTTCGGTACAATCAATAATATATGAAAAAGAATAGAAATCTTTAATTGATTCGTGAGTATGCAGATCGTGAAAATGACCCTTCTCATAATGTTGTATCCAAGCTTTTACTAAACCATATTTTTTATAACCTAGATAAATACCTACTTCTTTGAAAAAAGGATCAAGCTGTTTAAGCGTAAGATCTAACAGTTCTTTATTGGGTTCGTCATAATCATAATTATTGTTTTGTGTCTCATGATGATTGAGTTTTTGGTTTTTTACAAATTCTAAATAGTCCTTTGAAAAAGGTATTGTCTTTTTGAAATACTCAATAGAGATATCTTTTACTTGCATTATCTACGTCCGTCAGGCTGAATGTCGAATCTAAATAACCCTAATCTCCAATTTTGATCTACAGCGTCATTTTCAATCTTAACACTAGCTAATCTTGACCTTGCACGTGTATGAATTTGTTTTGTTGTTGGTGTTACTGTAAACGGACCTAAAGGTGAAGATGCTTGTGTATCATTTGGAAAAGCTCTTAAATTTAAAGTCACCTTTGCTTGACCCGATAGAATACCGAAGTCAGGAATAAACCTTCTAATCTTAATAAAATACTCACCGTTTCCTTCAACGTCTAATTCAAAGTCTCCTGATTGTATAAAGGCTTGTATTGCAGTAGTAGTTCCATTAGCATCAACTTCGTTTAAACCACTTTCATGTTCATACAATCTACTGGCGCCTTGGTTCGTGATCCCTTGTACAGTAGGAAAAGTCCCTGTTCCTGTTGTGTAAAATCTTGTTGCATAAGGTAACGGAAATACACCTTGATCAAAATAAGTTGTTCTAGCTAAAGTTCCTACAGTCCATACATTCTCGTCATAATTATAAGTTACTACTCTATCTATATTATTTGAACCTGCTTTAGGATAAAACCAATTTATTTCACTAAACAAACTATTATGTGAAGCAAATGTTATTTTACCTGCAGAAAAATTTAATCCTAAATTATTTCCATTTGATGTAAAAACAAAGTCTTCTACTAAACATGGTAAAGCTTTTACAGTACCGTCAAAAACAAAAAAGCCACCCTCATCACTTATCCAATATACAGCTCCGTTGACGTATACTGCAGCATTCGGACCCAAACAACCACAATTAGTCCCAACTTGTTTTATACTAAATGTAAAAGGTGGGCCTACAAATTGCATAATATAGGCGGCTGTATCTGTAAGAATAAAAATGTAATCTTTACCTTTTACCGCTGCAATAATTTCACTTCCACTATCTAATCTAAAAGTTCCAGCAGTGTTAGTAGAAGTAGGTGCATAAGTGTTTAAATCTTCTTGGTCAGAGAATCTTATAAACATTTTATCTTGTGTCGTAGTTGTTCCAATTGTAGTTTCTGTTCCTAAATGAACTAAGTGCCTATCTCTGTCAGAAACAATGGTAGCCACACTTTTTGTAGGGTTACCAGATAAAGCTACCGCTCTTGTAACAAGAGCATTTGTATCTGCTGCAACAGGATTCCAAGAAAAACTTGGGCCGTTATGAACAGTAGCTATTAGTGTTTGACCATAATTGTCTAATGACCACAGGCCTGGATCAAGGATTAAGTTAGAAGATGTTCTTGATGTGCCCCATGTAGATAGACCCCAAGTACCAGTACCAAAACCATAAGCAGGCTGTTGGATGTAGTTACCTATATCAATGTATGGTGTAAGTGTTAAAGATCCATTATTTGTTACGGATCCTGTCGATTCGTTTGATGGCATTTGAATAGTAAAAGTAGTTGTTGACGGAACCGTCAAAACTTCAAAAAGATTATCGGTAAAATTAGCAGATGTAAAACTAGTTCCTGATAATCCTGTAGCAGCAGAAAATGCTACAAGTTCTGTGATTTGTAAATTATGATCAGCTGGTGTAGTGATAGTCACTATGTTACTACCATTAGTAGTGGTGATGTCACAGTTCGCTTGTGTTCTAACTGAATCTAACGGAGTTATATCATAAAATATTTCATCATAATAAATAGCTAAAATTCTATTTGTTCCAATTGCAGAGTACCTTCTACCATCTAAATCAAACCAATTGTGCATTTGCCTAGCAACACCTACTAAATCATTTGCATTTAATTGATTCCATCCTCCTATTTTTTCAGGCATGCCGTATCTAAAACGCACGTTATCACCATCAATCCAAACATTTTGAGCCTGGGTTGCTGTGATTTGTTTGTTAAAACCTGCTGCGAATGGTACTTTAGCTAATGGCATATGGCTTATTATACTATTTTTTTACCAAGTATTCTATCTTTCAGTATAGAAAACTTATAGCTTAAAGTATTGGTATGGCTTGTTAGATCAAACTTTTTATTAGAAAAATGTAGTTCAATATCATCTTGTGTTTCAAAAGACATATAAAATAATGGTTCGTCCTTTTTGATAACTATTTTATCAGTCTCTTTCCTAACAGGTAAAAACATATTTAAATCAGTTGGTATATCTTTAGGATGTATTACACCAGGAAGACATTCCCAATTTCTAAACTCCCATGAAGCATTATGAAAATATAAAGGTGCATCTGATTGAATATAATTAAACATACATATCTTTATTACAAATTGATAATTATCGTTTTGTACATAATCCAACAGCTGTGAGTTACTATGAGTTGTCACACTCATAAGATTATTAAAATCGCCATTACCCATTGCCCACTGCTCTAACCTATTATTAGACACTAGAAACTCCATATCAAAAGGAGATGTGAAAACTAATACTTTTCTAAAATAGTTTACGAATCCAGGACAAGTTTTAATTGTAGTGCTTGTCTCTGAACGATTAAAAAGCCTTGGTATATTTTTGTAGTATTTTGGTAGATTTTGTGGAAAGCTTAAAAAATTATTCTTTAATATTTCTATGGGTATTATGTTGCTATAAATTGTAAGGTTATTTTTCATTTTTAAAAGAAACAGGTAAACCTATAAAAGGTCTTGTGTCAAATTTATTATACTCTGCGTTTTCAGTATCTACAGAATTATAATGCAAAAACACTTGACCACATAATTCTCCTTCAAATTTATTTCTCCAATGTTCTAGGATGTTACCTTTGTAAACTAACATATCTCCTTCTTCTAGATTGACTTCAACATCTGTATTCTCATTCTTAATATATATAGGCCAAGGGTCGCCTCCTAAATAAAGTGTAGTTGATATCTCACAACTAAACCTATCAGTGTGTTTTTTTAATTCATCTCCTTTTTCATAAACTCTTGAGTATGAGTATGTTGGATATAATTTTTTATTTGTTATTTTTTCCATTATATTTTTAAGCTCTATCAAAAAAACTTCATTTTCTATTGATGCATAAATTGAGAACGTACCAGGCACTTGAGCATCATTCCATGTTCCAAAATCTATACTATCTTTTTTTAAATAATTTGTTTTGAACATATGGTCAGTAACCTTTCTTCTTAACAATAAACATCTAAGAGCAAAATCTGCTATCTCCTTAGAGACAGCGCTCTTAATTATTGTAAAACCATCTTTATGAAAATTATAATTTGTCATGTAAGTTGAAATGTATAAATCTTAAAATATTATTATTTTTCTGTACAGTAAACATGTGGGGTAAGTACGATGGAAATATTATTAAATCACCTTGTTGCGGTTTTATATTTACTCTCTCTGACATAGCGGATACCTCGTCTTTATTTTCTAATTCATTTATATCTTTGTATAAAAGTGTATTAGATCTTGGATCACAAAAAATAGGGAAGGATGTATCTTTGCCTACCTCTAAAAATAAAAAACCACTTACTAAACTATTATAATGAACATGATATTCTTGATTAGAATATTCTTTAAATGTTTCTATCCATATATCTTTAATTTTAAGAGAACTATAATCTGTTTTTAAACCCATTCTTTTTATAAGTTCAAAGCCTTTGTCCAATAAAGTGTCTGACACAATTTTAAAATCATTTTGTGAACTGTTAAATCTATCACATAAATGTTTATGATTCTCATGAAACACAGGCGTTGGAAATAGACTATACATCATTTGAAAGGGTATCCTAAAAACCAAGAGACAAGAGAATATCGAGTTCCTTGTGTCACTGGTGTTATTCTATGCCAAACAAAAGATGGAAAAACTATCACGCTTCCTTTTGGTTTGAATCTATCTTCTTTTGTAACTATGAGTGCATCATCCTTATTTCTAAATTGAAACTCTAGTTCACCTCCTTGATAGTCACATGGGTCACTTAAATTAACACACATAGATAATTTTCTTATTTTCTTATAAAAGTTTTCTTGTTTTGGATTTTCATAAGCCCCATCAAAAGAATCTGGATGCCAATTATAAAATTGATTAATTTTGTATTTAGTGAATTGCACTGATTCAGAATGATTCACTTCGAAGTTCCATTCTGCATTTTTGTTAGCTGTATTAACATAAGGCCAAAGTTCTTTGTAAAGCCATTCTTCGTCTATCCAAGCAACATCTGAATCTCGCTTTTTTTTAGTTTTTTCTTCAAACTCTTTTAACAACTGGTTCTTTGTAACGTCAAATCTATTTACAAGCTGTTCTTCAATGTATTTATCGGCATCTCCTGTTGTGCCCTTTCGTTCTCTTAAATTGTTTCCGTGTGTAATAAGTTTGTTACAAAACTCTTCAGACAAAACTTTTTCGAAAACCCAATAATAATTTTTTAGAATCATAAATAATTAAAAACCAAAGTAACTCTTGCTTTTTTATCTGTACATGTCGTACTAGCATGAGGTTTTGAAGAATCAAATAAAACTAAATTATTCTGTTTACTCTCTATTTCTTGATCTTCAATTATGGTTTTTCCATTATTTGTATTAAAAAAGAAGAGTGCACCTTTATGTGGATATTCAAAATCAGTGTGCATTCTATGTTTAATTATTTTTTGTTGATTCAAATATAAATTTGCTTTTATTCTTATTATTGCTTTAGGTTTTAATCTATCCAAGAAAGGCCGACAAACCATGTCATAAAATTCGCTATTGGGTCTATTATCTTTATAAAATAAATGTGCTAAGAAAATATTATCTAGAGGATCTTTTTCATCAATCACAAAGTCTTGATAAAACCACGGAAAACTATTATTCATTACAAATTTTTGTAAATTTGTAAAAGCGTCTTGTGGTAAAAAATCTTCTATGATTTCAATTGACATGAGTAAGTTTATACACTTACTTTAATTAAAAGGCAAATTAACTTGGTATTTCCCAAGAAGTAGAAGTAGAACTCCAAACTAAAGATGTAGTATTTTCAAAATCTTGACCAATCCATCTTGCATTCTCATCATCCCAAGTCCAATTCATTGCTTTTTCACCATGGTTTCTTGTTGGAAAACCGAAGCTTGGTTCCCAATCACATCTACTAGTGTTAAACACCCAACTAGAATAAGGTTTTGGTGGTATGAATTTATCTGTTGCAGAATCGTAAGTATATCCTTGTGCAGGATAATTTCCTCTTAATGGAGTACCTCCATCAACATGTTCATTGTTTTGAGTTTTTTTATCACATCTTTTAACGTATGTGTTTTGCGGATAGTTTCCATCGTAATATGTGTCTGCAGTCCATGCATCATCAGGAATAGTAGAATTTACCCAAGTTGCGCACTGATCAGAATCAACTCCTCCATTAGCAGCGCATTGTGCATCGTCCATTATGACTACTTTAATTACAATATTATCGTCTGAATTAATTTGTGCAAAATGTGCCATTATCCTGATTTCCAATTTCCATCTTTAATTGCTTCAAAGACTTGTTTAGTTGGCCATACACCAGAAGCTGAAAAAGCATCAAGTTCTCTTACGATTACAATACCATCTCCGCCACTTCTTGTGCCGCCACCGTGATTCGCTCCTGCTCCACCACCTCGGCCATCGCCTCCATTTTGGCCTCCAGGTGAACCTTCACCTCCGCCTCCTGTACCTCCAGCATAATTTCCGTCAGAGCCGCCTCCGCCTCCAGCGTAAAAATTTCCAGGTGATGAAATTGCATTTTCTGAACCTTGTCCTCCAGCAGAAGCTCCTGGTTGGCTAGCACCTCCGCCACCTCCACGGCTATTGTTATTTCCTCCAGGATTTCCTTGAGGTGGACTTACAGGTGGAATGTTACCATTTCCTCCGCTTCCACCCTGAGAACCTCCGCCTCCCGAGCCGCCAGGTCGTCCAGCTTGGCCATTCCATGAGCCGCCACCTCCGCCTCCAGCAGATGTAATTCCAAATACACTTGAAGAACCACCATTGTTTGCTTGTTGATAGTCACCGCAGAAACCTCCGCCTCCGCCTCCAACTGAGACAGGGTAGCTTGATCCACCTGATACAGGTTGAGCATTTGCTACAGGAGATGGATAGTTTGTTCTATATCCTCCTGCTCCTCCGCCACCAATTCGGGCTGCGCCACCGCCACCACCGACAATAAGATATTCTACAAATTTAGTGCCTGGTGATGCAGTATAAGTTCCGCCTGAAGTAAATGAATTAACTGCAGGTGATCCAGCTACAGAATTAACTGGAATGTTTGGAGTGCCTATAATACCACCTTGTCCTTGTGCCATTATTAAGACCTCCTATTAACTTAGTTCTTCGTAATTTATAGTGATAGTCAAGTCACTAGCTGCACTAGCTCCTGCTTCGATATTATCTCCCTCTTCTAAGTACAGAGAAGAATTTTTATCAATTAATATTAAAGTTGAGTCTGCTGCTACAGCAATTGTGCTTGCAATTTTAATTGGTGAACCACCACTTTTTGTAATAGCCACAGTCGCATCAGCAGAGTTACTGCCGTCTATGTTAGCTATAATAATACTGTTAATTTTAAAAACTTTGTTTGATGATGATGCGTTCGCTAAAATTTCTGTTGTTACAGTAGTGCCCAAAGTAGCTTGAACTGACTTAGCTGTAATCGTTGAAACGTTAACTAGATTTGGTGCTGCCATTTTTTATATCTCCTTAATTATAATTTATCCGAAAACTAGTGCCATTGCAATAGCTTTTCCTGTTGAAGCTACATCAGAAAAAGATAACGCTCCTGCGCCATTTGTTGTTAACCCATTACCACTTGAGCCATCTGCTGTTGGTAAGGTCAAAGAAAAACTAGAACCCACAGTAGCAGGTGCTTTCAAACCTACATACTCTCCTCCAGTAGAATCTTCGAATCTTACTTCATTTTGATTAGTCAAATTTAATTGTGATAATTCTGAAAATAAATCTGTAACATTAGTCCCATCAGCGTAAAGAATTTTTGTACCTTTATCAGTGGTAGCAAAAGTTGGTCCTGTGCCACTTACTGTTTTAAATTGAACAGTATACGCGCCTGAAGTTGTGTTTTTGACTATGTATACTTTTTCAATGCTGTTAGGAATTGTTACAATTTGGTTACCTGTAATAGTTCCTGTTAATTCAATTACTGCGTTTCTTGCATTTGAAAGAGTTGCATTTGTCATTGCTAACGCTGTCGTTTGTGCGCCACCTGCAATAGAAACTGCTTCATAACCTGCAATCGCTTGTTGAACTAAGTTTAAATTTGTATTAGTTTTATCACCCCAAGTACCAGAGTTTTCCCCTGTTACCATTAATTCGAGTTTCAAATCTGTAGAATAACTTGATGCCATATATTAATCCTTGTTTTAAAAAGTATAGTTTATCTATGCTGCCTCGTCAATAACCGTCCAAGTGTTAGTTATATCTGGATCTACTACTGCCCAGGCATTTATGTTAATTGTACCAACAGAACCGTTGATTTGCAATCCTGTTACTGGTGCTTCAGCACTTGCTCCAGCTACCGCACTCGCAAGAGTTGGTGTTAGAGATATTCCTGAAGGAGAAGCTATAGTATTTGCGTCTAATACGGCTGTTCCTAAAGAGAAAGTTGTTGATAGTCCCGTTAAAGCACCTGTGTTTGCGTCCGCTGTTACGCTTACTGAACTTACATTTGTAGTTAAGCTTTGTCCCGTAGTAATAGTGTCTACTGATGGGATTATGACTTCAACACCTGTTATTAAAGTATTTCCATCACCATTACCCCAAAGGCTATTTCCCCATGTGTCATTTCCCCAAGGGTCATTAGAAGGAGATGTAACTTCAACAATTGTAAGTTCTCCACCAAAAGCACTTCCTTGAGAAGCTGTTGCGTTTGTTCCTGATAAAGAATAAATAGAAGCTTGACCAAGAGTTCCAAGTGATGAAGACATTCCTTGTCCTGTTAAAGAAACATTCGCTTCTCCAATACCAACTTCAACACCACTTACTAACGAAATTCCGTCACCTATACCCCATAATCCATTACCCCATGCTTCATTACCCCATGGATCATTTGAAGGAGATGTAACTTCAACAGTTACAAGCTCTCCAGCAAATACTGTGCCTCTGCTCGAAGTCATGCTTTGACCTGTGACTGGAGCCTCGGCACTTGTTCCAGCAACTTCGTTTCCTACAGCTGATGTTATGGATGCGCCTGTTGGTATAATGTCTGCGTTTGCTGTAACGCTTTCAGTTCCAATAGCAAATGTACCAATGCTGATACCTGTAACAGCTGCTTCAGGACTTTCAAATTCACCCCATTCTTGAGAACCCCAAGTTAATGCACCCCATCCAACAGATGGAAAATACGAAACAGAACTTACTGCTGATGTAACGTTTACACCAGTTGCAGAAACAGATTGATCCCCTAATAAATTCCAAGTACCAAATCCCCATGTTTTTGCTCCCCATGTATTTTGAGTAATATCAAAAACACCTCCCATGCCAATTCCATGGATATAACACAAATAATAAAAATCTGTTTCGGAAGATGGTGTTACCTCAATGTATCTTGTAGTAGCAGCATTGAATGTAGTTGTGTTTGTGTAGTTTGCTTGGTTGCTAGCTCCGTCAAGATAATAAGTTATTCCTGAAGAAATAATTCCAGACGTACTAGTATTTGTTGAAAAAATTAACGGATGACCGTCATTAGATGCATCACTTTGTTCAAAACGTAAAGTTGCACCTGAAACCCAGCTTACAGTTCCTGGACCTGTAGAATTTCTAGCACCGTCCAAATAAAAGACGTTGCCCGTTCCTCCGCCATAAAGGTTACCCGATGCTACGGTAACTGTGTAAGTAAGTTCTGCCATAGCAACGGGCTCCTAAATTATGCGATTCTTAAAATAGCAGCAGTAGAGGTAAAGTTAGGAAATTGAATTGTAAACGTTCCTGATGTTGCAGTTTTATCTGCGCCAAAATCTAAAACACAAACTGCTTTTTTAGAGTCAGTTGAGTTATAAATTAAAGCACCTCTTGCAGTTAAAGTTACTCCAGTAAAAGATAAGTCTGCGAAATCTACAATAGCTGTTGTAGATGATAATGATGTTTGTTGCGATTGTAATTGTTTACCTTTAGCAACATACGTACCAGAAGCAGAAACTTCGTTACCTGTAGTGTATGAAGTTGTTGCTGCACCTAGAGATGCTTGTGATGTATATAATGCTAAATTAAAATTGTCCCCGCCTGTATCCAGATCATGGACACCGTCTAATAATTCTTTTTTGAAAGAATTACAAACTGCTTGTGTTATTGCCATAAAATTTCTCCTTAATAATTAATTATTTGGTGATGGTGAAGGAATTTTAACCCTTGGCACACCATCGGTATACTCGTCTCTACGTCTAGCTCCCATTTGCTCCAACGCAAAACTTTGTATAGCTATATTATACTTGTCTGAATAGAGTTTGTACATATCCATGGGCCCTTTCAAAAACTCATAGGCGTTCATCATCGTAGCTACAAATAATAGATCTTGATAGTTGTTAGACAGATATGTCGTAGTGTTAGTTGATGATAAATGATCAGGGTTCATTACATAGTCTATCTCAACTTTATACGCACTGTTAGGCGTAGGAGCCACTATTAAGTAGGTTTCTTTCCAATTAGAATAGTATTTTGGCACTCCTGTAGCTTCAGTTGAATTATATTCATCTATAAAAGATACATCTCTTTTGACCAAAGTTTCAGTTGTAGTTGGAGAATTATTTGTGTTAAAAACTTTTACCGCTCTTACAGACAAACTAAATCTAGATGTATTACCTTGAAAAACAGCATTATTAGGTAGTTCTAAATATCTGTTTGAAGGTTTAAAATTACTTGTAACATACTGTCTTTCGTAATCTGCATCTACTTCTCTTGAAATTCTTAACTCTGCATCTTTAATCATAGAGTCAAGGATAGAATCAGTTAATACTGTACTATCAACCTCTGTGTAATCTCTAATCTTTTGAATTAATTCTGCAAACGTCATGATATAGTTATTGTAACACTCCCTAATGAACCTCGTAACTCTCTTTTGTTATTTTCTTCTAATGGAGGAGTTTGAGGCTGCATTCCATTTGATAAAAATTGACCATCCCAATATTGAGGATCCAAATACACTGTGACAGGAGCAGCTCTTTGTGGTCTTGCATTAGACAATGCAACAGGATCAGCTTTCTTTGGTTTAGGATCTAACTGAGGATGTTTTGCTTCAAATTCAGACGTATGTACAAAAGAACCATTCCATTCTTTTACCATTTCTCTATAAGGAAAAGCTTGACCTGATCTATCTGATATTGATTGTGCAAATTTACCCTTTGAATAAGCCATTAGGATCCTTGTGGGTAATAAACATTAGGTGTTATATATACAGATGTTCTTTGTCCGTCTTCATCTAATGCTCTTTTCAATTCGTCTTCGTATAATAATTTTAATGCTTGAATTCTTTCTGGTGCTATTTTTTGAGCTAAATAGAAAGCTAGACCTGATACCATACATGGAAAGAATCTAAAAGGCATATCGGAGGTATTAGTATATGCTCCTACATCTTCAATTCTAGCTAAATAGTAATAAAAAATATTAGTTACAGAACCTGTGCTTGGAGCTAAATATAAACTAATTGTAGGTGTAAGTTGTCTATCAACATAATATTGAGAGGGAGTGCCTGTATCAGATTTATTAGGGATAGCAATGTATTCTGATCTTGAAATTTTAGTCAAACTTTGTTGAGTTCCACCCGTTGTAGTTACAACAGCTTCTAGAACATCATTACAATCGCTCGGTGTATCGTAAGTTATTTGTCCGTTAACTAACGTTTCTGTTTTCGATTTAACTTTCCAAAGGTTTATACCTCTGTTACCCCATTCAGAAAAAAGTAAATTTAAACTTCTTCTAGCTGACTTAATATCGTTACCAGAATTAGTTCTTACGCCACATCTTTCGTAAGCTTCTTCGATAACTTCATCAATTGTGATATTAAAACTTGTAGTTCCTGATGTAGCCATTTCATCCTTACGCTAATATTTTTTCTTGTAAATGTTTTGGTAGATTTTTTTGTTTACCAATTAGCTTTCCTGTTTTAGCCATTGTTGGTTTCTTTTTCACAGAGCCACCGCCCATGTATTTATTCATTCCACCACCCATTTTACCTTGTACTTTAATTCTTCCATTTTTCATTACATTACTCCTTTGAAGTTTCCTCCTTTAATGGCTATACCCATGCCACCACAAGAGAGTTGTTTTGGTTTAATTGGTTTTGTTTTTTTCTTATCTTTAGCTGCTTGAGTTGCTTTTCTCAATGCCTCAAGATATTTTTTATATTCTGTTGCTTGCTCCATTATAGATCTATCATACCACCATAATATAGTTTAGTAAACTCGCCTTTCGATGCAAATGTCTTAACATTTGTAGGTTTACCACCTACTCCTTGTGCTCTACTTCTTTTTCTCGCAACCGCAGAACGCCTTTGCGATTCTGTCATTCGGGCGGCTTTTGCAGCAGGCACGCATTTGGGGTATTTTCTTTTTGATCCATCTGCAGATTTTCTTCCACATTCTTTATATCCTCCACCTTTTTTTGGTGATCCTATATCTACCCATTTTTCTGAAAACCATTTTTTAAGTCCACCTTTTTTCATACCTGCTGGGACACAGTTTGGAACCATTTTGTTCCCTTTTTTCTTCATACCTTTTTGGACATATCCTTGCCAACATGTACCTCGTTCACTCATTTTAACAAGTCGCCATAGTACTCAATTGAACTTGGATTTGATAAATTAATATCAGCTGAGTCATGTTTAATAAATTTTCCTTGATAAGCTGAAATAGAATCTAATTGATTTGCTTGTTTTTTGTGGGTTGCAGATGCTTTATGTAATCCTTTTGCAACTTCTTTAATTTTTATTTCGGCACCTTTACTAGCTTTTTTAGGTCCCCAATCTTTTCTTTTTGTACCCGATGGATCTTTTATTTTGCCCGCACAAATCTTACTAGCATATGCATTCGCGTATGCACTGGGATATACCTTAAATTTTCTTTTAGCGGCCGCTTTGCCTCTAGCACATAGTTTTGTCATAGTGTCTAAGCCTTTTTCGGTTGTACAACTTCTTTGATTGTACCACTTTTTGTTTGAACAGTAAACTTCCCACCCTAAGCATTTTAGCAATAGGATTTCTCTTTTTTTCTTTATTTTTCATCTTAATCTCGGTCCTTTAAAAAATATTACCAGAGTTCTTCTCGATCCGTAAGTGACAGGTAATACTTTGTGAGGATGATAAGATTTAAATAAAATTGCGTCACCGCCTTGTGAAAATTCAGTTATTTTATTTTTTTGATGTATTAGTTGAAACTCTCCTCCTTCATACTTTGATTCTGAAAGATTAATTATAAAAGTAAGTTTTAAATCAAATGGTTTATCTCTTTCACCATCCACATGCCAATCATATTCTCCTTTTTCAGAACCATCATAATCATTAAGAGTTGCAAATTCGTTAGGTGTAATTTCAAATATATCCATACCAAAGTTGAAAGAGTTAACAGTTACAGCAGCGTTGATACATGGTTTTATTTCATCCCAAATGTGACCTAATTGAATTGTCTTAACATTTGTAATTTTCGTTGTATTAGCTGCACGTTTATCCTCACAATCCTCTACATAATAATTAATTTTTTCATTAAGTTTTTTTACATCAGGTGGAGATATTATTTTATTCCAATACCAATAAGTGAAAGACATTAATTATAATTAAAAGAAAAAGACATTCTTTTATCCTCTGTTAAATTTGGTTTTACTCTGTGTTTTAACCAACTTGGAAACAAAATCAATAGGTTATCTTCAGGAACTACAAAATATTTAGAAGAATTGTATATATTATATTCTTTATGTTTAATCTTTTGTAAATGATATTCTATGGTTTCAAAATCATTTACAAATTCAATTGCACCAGAATCTTTTTTTGTTTGTACATAAAAAACACCAGATATAAAAGAATCTATATGACAATGAAGTATATTATAATTTCCATAGTAATTAATGTTAGCCCATAAATTGTCAAGTTTTGTATTTTCAATATTAAAAACTTTTTTAAATATTTCTACATTTTTATTTAATTCCTCAATTAATTCTTGAAGTTCTTCTTGTTTATTATCTAAGTCTTTTGATTGAAAGCCACCTTCATTTGATATTACTCTTTTGTTATTCTGTCTTTCTATATTTTCTATGAACAATTTTAATTTATTTAAATTTAAATTTAATTTTTTAATATAGATAGGAGTGCTAAAAATGTTAATTAGTTCATTCATTTGTTTTAAAAGCTATTGATATTCTTGGTAAACTTGAATTTGAAGATAATCCTCTATGTGATAATTCTGATGGAAAAGCTATAAGTTGATTTTGAATAAAATTAATCTTTTTATCTTTTATTTCTAAACAGCCTTCTCCTTTTTGTAATGTATCTGAAACCATAAGTAAGTATGTCGTTGTCCCATTATCTTGGTGCCATGAACCACTCATGTCGGAGTGTTGAATATTTGCATAAGCTTCAATTACTTTTATATTTTTCTTAAAAGTTTTAATTAACTTAAAATGTAAAAATTCAAGATCTTCTTTTTTCAAGTCTGATCTATAAAATTGTTTATGTTTTGGATCTGATATTATAGATTTTTCACCATAGTAGTGAGGGTAGTTATAAAGTATTTTATAATGTAAATATTTTATATAATCATCATCTAACCAATCATTTATGCAAACTATGTTAGACATTAAAAATAATTAAAATTTATGACTATCCTGTTTGGTGTAGAAAGCTGAGTTTTAACTCTATGTTGTGTCTCACTTGGAAATATAACTATTCTATTTTCTTCTGATTGAACAAATTCATTAGTATCTTTAAATTCTGTTCCACCATCATTAGAATTTACATAAAGAACTGCAGTGGTTGCACCTTTTAATTTATTATCAGTATGCCAATTAGAATAATATCTTTCACCAGTTCTTAAATACATGTTAGCTCTCACACTAATGGTCGCTGCAACCTTCAATCTTTCTAAACACTCTACTATAAAAGGATCATAAAATGGAGAGTTAATTGTATTTTTGTGAAAAAAAATATGGGCAAAGTAAAAATTATCAGGATTTTTACCAGTCTGTACCATGTGTTTTTGGTAAAACCAATTTATATCACTACTTGTTAGAATGTTTCTAAACTGATTCCACTTAGATCTTTCTATGAAATTGTCAATTACTCGAAGCATATTAAATCCATTTAAGCTGTGAAAGTTTTGCTTAATGGATTTTTTTTATTTTTTTTTGCGTATAATTTCTTTTTGTCTTTTTTCTTATCTTTAGCGCCTCTTAATTGACCCTCAACTTGCTTTGTCATCTGTGATCTTGTTATTGCCATTAAACTAAATCCTTTGCTTTTCCTATAATAGGTTTGTATTTAGTTTTACCATCAGATTTATAAGCATGCAAGAATTGTTTTCTTGGTTGATCAGGGGTATAGCTGCAATGTATCCAGCCACTGTTTGGCTCGCCTGGTGTATAGAATTCCAATATCAATTGATCATAGTCTAGGTTTTGGTTGATCCAATCAGCTAGCTCTGCATTGTCTGTACCCATCACTTCAAAATCGGCCGCCTCGGCTTTTGCATGCTGGCTGTTGATTGAGCTACCTATTTTTACACACAGTTGTTCACTCCGAAATCCGCTAGTGACTTTTACTCTGCCAAAGTGATCACGTACAGGCTGTAAAATATTTTCACAAAGTGCTTTTAATTTTTCAATCTGACCTGAGTTTGGATTATTATTTATGTCCAATCTGATTGCTGTGTCTGATTTGATTAACTCTTGAAGACTGAAATTACGTGAAAGATTCATTATTCTAATATTAAAGCTTTAATGTATTTTCTTCCTTGATACAACTCTATTTTTGCCTTACCTTTATAGCATTTATAAGTTACAGATTCTGAGAACTCCCTCTCCGCGTGGCGCTTGCCCCGAAGGCAATGGGCCATATTTTTTTGAACCAAGTGCTCTTTGATTTCTCCGTTTACAAACATTAATAGTGCTACTACAGTTTCAATCATTGTCCGTTACCATTTTTATAATGCATATCTCTAGCTTCGTCTTTTAATTTTTCAATATCTAACAAAACTTTGTCCATTTGTTTTCTCAAAAATT